ATTGAACCTTACTTCTAAGGATGAGAAGCGTCTTCGCCTCTCAGCTTTGGCTCTAAGTAGTTCTTAGAGCCTGATAGCAAGCTAAATATCGGTTGATATTAAGTGCCCGGTTGGAGGGCTACCAAAGCTCTCCAAAGTCCTCTGTTCCATTTCAAGAACAAGAGCTTCATCAGACTCCATATATAAATAGAGTCTATCCTTAATTGACGGATTAAGAGCCTCCTATGCATAAAGGAAGTTCTAAATATTTGTTGCTTCAGATCTTGTGACCTGAAGCTATAGTTGATCTATAAACTAGTCCCTCTCTGATTGGGAGGGACCAAGAGACAAGGACATATAGTCCAGTCTAGGCATCGCTGACGCCATTAACACGAAAGAAATTTTACGTTTACTTCCGAGTCCTGGGTTTGCCAGCGTTTTGATGAACTGACTGTAATCGGATAACTCCAATTTAACATCAGTCATCCCGCAGTGAACTGCGGAGTCTATCAATGATAAATTCGTTGATAATTTAGGTACTCCCTTTCCAGAGAGTATCGTCTAGTAGAATTTCTACGAGAGAACTTTATTTACGATCTATTCAGGTCGTAAAACTATAGGTAATCGAATGCTTAGAAGCAATTTGAACCTATTGTCACTTTAAGGAAAGATGTCGGCTCCAAAACCGGCATCTTAGAGGTATTCAAGCAGCTTATTGTCCTGCTTCAACCAAAGATTATACTTACCCGTACTCTGTATGGGTTAGTTACTTCTGAGATAACCAGAAGTAAATTTACCTTCTAGGACCTACATGATCCTAAACCTTGCTTCTCTTTGGAAGCATGCATTTAAATCCGCGTCAAAAGATCCGCGGAGTTTCTTCTCCTCAAGAATTTTCCTGAGGAATTCAGGGTTGTGTGTAAACAACCCATCTCCTCCCATTTCAATTGGGAAGAAGGGCCAGATACAGTCCTTGTCATTCTTCTGCATTAGCTTAGTAATAAGCGATGCACGATAGAATAAAGGATATGCTTCTTGGTGATTAGAGTACGTTTATCTCGCACTCTTACCCATTAGGGCTGTACGCCCAATGGTCGTAGTCTAAGGTCCTCTGGCCTTAGATTGTTCATCCAAAACTAATTTAAGTTTTGGTACATCAAAGAATGGTAGCTTTTTACGCTATTATTTTAGTCGTACAGCAAGCGTGTCTTAAACCGATTTCGGAATAAGGCCGCCAGCCTCGGCATAAAATATATAGTTTTCAGATATGACAGTATCGATATCTGAAACTTTGAAACCTAAAAGTTTCAAAGCCTGCAAATGCTTTAGCAAACTGTTATAATTATTCGAAATTACAACAAGATCATCGCCTACATGCGATGATATAAAATTCCTAGTATACTGAACACAGTATTACTAACTTATGGCAAGAAGAAGCTTGGTCATGGGGTCACCCATGAACCAGCCATTTCTCCTAAAAACGTGGGAATAACCCTTTTTAGAGTTATCCTTATCGCGGTAGAGAACCATTCTCTATCCGCAGAATAGCTTTTTTGCAAGAACTACGATCCCAATAGGGACACGTAGACCGGATTGATTTGATCGGTCCAGTTTTTATATAATGATATCAAAAATATCACTAGCCAGCTGCAGATTTCCAAAATCTGTAGCTTCTTCAAGATCGGTCGAAAGACCGTATAGGGGGGCTTCATAATTAATGGAGCCAGCTGCAGGATTTCCAGGATTTAAATTATCCATAAGGAAGTTCCACATATGATCCGATTCAGATAAACCGGATTTTGACTAGGGTGTTATAAAATTACCCTTGAAAAGAT